GCCGTTGGCGTTTGAACCTTTCTCGATGATGGCGCCGGTCGGTACGCCCCCTGAATGGCCAACAGCACCGAGAATGTTAGCCTTTGCATAGCCACCGGCTGCATTGATGGCAGCCGCCAAACTGGCCGGCAGCGTAGAAGCATTTGCTGCTCCCGCGAGAAAGTCATAAAGTTCACTGAAGTTGGAGTTGGCCTTGGTGAAACCCGAGCGGTTGGTATCGCCGCCCGCGCCAGTAGGCGCGGCGCCCAAGCCGATTGTTTGCTTTGTCATGCCGACATCCTTATAGAGCTTTCATTGGGCGAGAGGCGAACAAGGTTCTGCCGTTTGGGGTAACCGGGTTGGTTCCTCCGCCGTTATAGGTGTACATCTGCAAGATGGAGCGATTGCCCGGAAGGAATCCGCCAAAGTTGTCTCGATTTGGCTGTGTTGTCGCGCCAATATTCGTAACGGAAAACAAGGCATTTGCCAGAACATAGTCCTGAAAACTACCGGTCCATGCCATTTGAAAACTTGGCGAATAAGTAGGCCCTGCCACAATAGGATTTCCCGCCACGACGAATGAATTTGAAGCAGGCTGGCCATTCAATAGAGCAAGGTTTGCCGTGGTGACAAATGTTCGATTCCCTGATGCGTCTCGCACCGACGCACCGTATGTACCTGGCGTGTTAATAGGTGCCAGATAACTCGCGCAGTACCAGTTGATCAGCATGGGGTAGAGCGCAATATCCCCATGAGCGCCCTGGTTGTTCCAAGCTTTGAGACGGAAACCAGTCCAGTTCCCGGGGCTTCCCTTCACCGAAAAATTACCAACCATCATGTAGTTGTCCGCATTCAGGAAAATCAGCGGTCTCTCATATGTGGTGATCGGTGCAGGGAAAGTGATGTCAGCTCCTTGAATTTGGTTGGCGCTACCTGGCCCCTGAAAGCCGATGTTGAAGCGCCCGTTATAGCGGACCGACAGCACCTGATTCACCGAGTCGATCTGCGTTCTGGTGTTGTTGTTCGCGGCGCGAATCCCATACGACCCTGGCGCCGCGAAGGGCTCTCCACCGAGCGAAAGCACCATTACCTGCCAGGTTCTGGTGTAAGGCTGTCGCAGCTGCAACTGGCCTGGGCTGTACCAAGCTTGCGGACTGGATGTGGCTTCGCCGCCATCGTACAGCGCGTCCACGACAACGAACGACTCGGCCTTGATCTCCGGTATCGAGATGTACTGGTCGAAAGCTCCGTTTCCGGCTACCTGCATCATCTTCAACGACCGCACCGAGGTAATCGTCGTGTCGAGTGTGATGGCCCCGGCCGCATCTCGCGTTCGGAGCCCGTACAGTTCCGCCATCAGGTAAGCCTCCCCACTGCCGTCCGCTCTACGCCATTGCCGTCGTAGACGTACAAGCCACCGTTGTTGAGCAGCGTCGAGCCGTTGTCGTCCTGCCCGCGCAGCGTGAACGTACCCGCGGCGAAGTTGATCTCCAGCAACGGTAAACCCTGCGAAGTGAGTGCCGAAGACCGGATGGTCATGCCCGCCACAATCTGCTGGATGAATGCCGTGTTTATCACCGCCTGATTTATGAACACCTGTCCGCCAGATACCACGAATGGCAGAGTCATCTGCCCGGACGACTCATCGACGATTGCAAACCTCTGTGCAAACGCCAGAATCTCACCGGTCTCGCCATCGCTGCCGAGCGCCAGCCCAGCCATTACTTTCCGTCCACCTGTAGTCGTTTGGGCTTTAATTGTCGTCATTGCGGAGACGCGCCCATCTACGCCAGCTACTGTCTGGCTGACCATCTGCACGGACGCACTGACATCACCAACCTGTGATTGCACCGTGTCAATCCGTTTACCAGTCGCGATGCCGTCCTCGATCCGAGCAGATTGCTCCGACCAGACGCCGACCAGTGATTGCTCCGAGCCGGCAAGGCCATCGTCAGCGCCAGCGAGTGGCGGGTTTACCTGGACATAAATTCCGTCCAGGCGTTGCGCCTGAGCGGTAAGACTATCGCCCTGGCTCTTGACCGTGGTATCGATCTGGCTGATCGCCGAAGCCTGAGCGCTGTTCACGCCCTCGGCATCGGTTACGCGGTTGGTAAGCGCTGTCAGCGCCTGACCCTGGCTGGTGATCGTGGCGCCCTGCTGGGTAACGGTGCTGCTCAGGTTGGATACCGCATCAGCGTTGGCAGTATCCGCAGCGGTTACCCGGCGGGCAATGATGTTGCACCAGACCGAACGCCCGACCCCATCGACAGGCATCAGCCGAGTGAGGAATCGCGCCGACACAGCACCACTTGGCGCCGTGATTCGGCCAGAGAACTTCTGGAACGAGCCGCCGGCACTGAAAGCGAAAGCCGCGATATACCCCAGGCTTGCCCCCGCCTTGTCGTAGAACTGCATTTGAAAGTTGCCAGTTTGCCCCGCGGTCATAAAGTCGCGAAAAACGTCCGCAGACACATCGAACTGCTCACCAGGTGCAGTGATGACATCAGGGTTTAGCCCACAAAAGCTGTTCGCATAGAACGCGATACCCTTGCCGGCAGATGGGTGCGCAGTCACGCTCACGGCAGCGGTTGGCACAGCACCACTCGTAGTCCAGGGCTCGACCAGACCGTCCTCGAAACTGCCACGGCGCAGCAAGTTATCGGGCTGCTGGCCGATGGACGCCTTGATCTGCGTGATCGAAGTTCCCTGGCTGGTAATGGTAGTGCCTTGCTGCGTTACGGTCGTCTGCAGCGCTTGGAGCGCCGAAACATCCGCCTTGCTTGCCAACTGCGCTATAGCTGACGCCGCGGCTGCGGCAGCATCGGTCGCCACCTTGTCAGTGACGGCCACCCACGCAGAACCGTTCCAGCGCTTCGGGGTGTTACCGTTGTTGGTGGTGTCGATCCACAGGTTTTGCGCCAGGCGCTTGACTGCGGCCGGTGCGGTGGAGCCGTAGATCACCTCCCCTTTTGCCCCAGCAGCAGTCGCCGCCGCTTGGGCCGCCTGCTGCGCGGCGGTGACGTTCCCGTTGGTGGTATCGAGGCTGTTAGTCAGGCCGGTGATGGCCGATCCCTGCGAGGTAAGACCTTGCTCGGTCTGCGTCACCCGGTTCGCAATCGAGTCCACCGTCGAGGCGCTGGCCTTGCCATCGAGACTTGTCTGGACCGCATCGATACGCTGCGCCTGCGCCGTCAGCTTGCCGTCCTGCTCGGTGACCTTGGTTTCCACGGTGGTCACATGAGCGGCCAGACCGGTCGCCGTCCGCACTGCCTGACCCACGTCGGTCCAGTATGCAGTGTTCGGCGGTGGCGTATTGACCGGCACCGCTTTGCTGGCCTGGTAGAGTTTGCCGTCCGCGCCCAGCACCCCCTGGTCGACGCTGTAGGGCCGCTCCGGGTCATACGGCATCGAGTCGGCCAGGTCGGCAACGGCGTCGATCTGCTCCTGCAGTTGGTCGTTTACTTCCTTGAGGCGAGCGTTGACCGACCCAGGCATGCTCGGCGGGCCGGAGATCAGCTCGATATCCTTGCGCAGCACCGGGGCCAGCTGGCCGCTGTTGATCTTGTCTTTCAGCGCCCCGAGCATGTTTTCAACGTCGGTCGACGTGGAAGCTACCACTTTCAAGAAGGCGCTGACGCCATAGGCGTTCTTCGAGCGCACGAAGTAAGCGTAGTTGGTTGCGAATGCCAGCCCGGTGTGTGTAAGGGTTAGGCCCTGGCCCAGGTAGTCGCCCTGCGTGGCCTGCGGGTTGGTCGAGAAAAAGTACTCGTAGGTGCCGCCGTTCAAGCCATGCAGCGTATTACCCGGGATCAGCGTGACGGTGTCGATAGTCGCCTGGACCACGCACGACTCTGGGATTGGCGGCCCATCGATGCTCACGCTGATGCTGGCCTCGCCGGAACGAGTCAGCGGACCCAAGGCGGCCACGCTCATGGTGTAGCTGCCTGATGGAAGACCCGACAGAGGAAGCTTGAGCGCTGTCGAAGGAACCTGCTGCGCCAGCACGGCTGTAGTGCCCTGCCGAACGGTAACGGCATAACCGGTGACTACACCGTACGGTGCCACCCACGCCAGAGTGCCCTGGACCACTTCAGCATTGTCTTCGGTCGACCAGGTGAGCCCTGTAGGACTGCCCAGGCCACCGGTTGGCATGCTGATGAAGCCGATCGGGTTGTACGGCTGACCCACGGCGTCATCGAAAATGGCCGGCTCGTTCTGCGACACCGACACGTTGCAGCCGCTGTCGGGGCTCATCGACCAGTCGGTAACGATGAACTCACCGACGATGTTCAGCGACGGCAGATTAACCTTCACAGAGCGGCCTGGACGGCAGTTGTATCCCATGAAGTTCATGGGGATGGACAAGGTGCCACCAGCCCGACGGCGGCGCAGTTCGATGTTGGCTAGGCGCTGAGCCTGGTACGGGTTGCTGACGTAGGAGAACGATAGGGTTTCTGCCGCCTCGCCTCCGTCGGCCACCACCCACTGACTGACCGACACCTCGGGATAGTCCGTCTCGGCCCAGGCCTGCGACGGGTCCACGAAGGTACCGCGCACGGTGTTGATCGCAGAATCGTTGGTCGGTTCGGTGCTTCCTGTGACGGTGCCGACCACCATATCCTCGGTGATTTCGAAGTCGTACGGGCCGTAGTAGGCACCCACTTGCAGCATCCAGCGGCCACCGACACGAATCAGCTTACCGCCACACGCCGCCTCCAGCTTCTGCATCACCTGGGTGCGCGACTCGTCGGCGCCGATGACACAGCCGGAACGGTACCGTGCCGAGGTGCTGCCGTCTGCGTTGGCCAGCATCTCGTCGCACACACTCGCGCTGTTGGCGAAGCTGGAAAACACGATCTCATCGTCTGGCACGCCGCAGCGATTCCGCAGGAACCAGAGGATGTGCAGCGCGGTGTTTTCGCTGTACCCGGTAGTGGCGGTCCGTGGGTCGTAGATGTCCCGGCGCCCGCGCAACACGAAGCGCACATCCGGAATGCCAGATGGGTATTTCTCGGCGCTGTACCTGAACGACAGCCGCACGAAGGACAGGCCGCGGCCGATCTGGGTGTCGCGCCAGTCCGGGCTATTCGCTTTGAGGAAGGCATTCACCTGGGTCGGGTTGGCGACCAACTCATAGGTTGCATGCTCGCCATAAGCCTGCACGGTCTCCTCGCCCAGGAAGATGTCCTCCAGGGCATCGATCTCCCCATCCGACAGCACGTAGACCATGTGTAGCCATTCGCCGTCGGTTTGGTCGCCTGCCTGCTCCTGGCCCCAGGCCAGAACACCGCCGGTGCTGACGCGGCCCAATACGTACCGGGCAGCGGCTTTGGAGGAGCGCAGGGTCTGGCTGGATGGCTCACTCGCCCGCAGCGAGCCGGTGTCGAGTTTGTCCTGCTGCGAAGCGACGTAGAACGCCATCGCCGCACCAGCGACCGCGCCCCATGGTCCGCCCTGAACAAAGCCGATGGCTGCACCAATGGCGACCTGGGCAACCTTCTTGACTGCTGAACTCATTCAACTCTCCACACTGTCAACGGCTCGCACTCGATCCGGCCGACCCCCTCAGGGGAAACCGACCAGAACTCATCCGCCCAGAACACCGCCACGCCCCGGCCGTTGGGGCCGTCATACAGGGCAATGTCGCCCCGCTGGATCAGCCCTGGCTGGACGCGAGCAAAGCAGGCATCCCAGGCGCCCTCCAACGAGCCGTGCAGCTTTTTCAGCAGGCGCTTGGCGCCAGCCTCGGATGAGTACCGCCCTCGGTACGCCTCGGCAGGATCGACATCGCACACAGCCAGGGCGCAGTCGGCGGCGAACAGGCAGCAGTCAAATTCGCCCCATGAAAAAGGCCGCTCGGTGGCGGCCTTGATCGTGTTGGCAAGCTGTGTCGTCCAATCGCGCTTTCGCATGGCTATGTCTCGTAGGTGAACTTCGGAGCATCCTTGGAGGCGCCCCAGTAAATAGGCCAGTCGGCGATCTGCGCGATGGCGAAGAAGAAACGGTCATCCTGCCGGCGCGCCCGGTGGTTCTCGTCGGTCCAGCGCTCGGTCCCGGTCCTGTTCCACTCGGCCATGCGGTCGATGAGCGGGACCGTGATGCTGTTGCCCTCCTCGCCATTGCCCGCGTAGGAGAACTTGGCTGCATCCATGCGGCCGCTGAACAAGATGTCTGCGGCATAGGTGCCGTCCTTGTCGAAGACGACGAACATCAGCTTGCCATTGCGGCCACGGCAGCCCTTGATCGACGTTTCGGTGATGATCTGGGCGTCAAGGCCGTTGAGTGTCAGCTCCACGGACATGGGCGACCCCGAGTTACTACTCTCCTGCGACTGGCCAACTGAACCGAAGCTGCCAACACCCTGGTAAGTGATGCCGTCGATCACCAGGTCACCGGTGCCGGTGTGCGCGAAAACCATGCCGTCGGGGAAGTCCAGTTGGCAGGCGTAGACCGCCATGAAGTTGCCCTGGGCGATGATGTCGACGACTGTCTGGCTGAATGGAAAAACACCCGTGGCCATCAGAATGCCTCTCGAAATTGCAGGGTCGAGTTCGAAACCACCGGCTGGGTGGTCCATTCGTTGGTGTCGTCCATGCGCCGCATCTCGCAATAAGGGTTCCGGTACTCGACCACAGTGTCGGTCGGGATCACCTTGCGAATGCGCTTATTCACCGAGACCAGGGCCTTGCCGGTAGCGTCAGACACGGCCTGCTCAACCACT